CCTTCGGCCTGGACCCCAACCGATGTCTCGGTTTTTACCAGGTCGCGGTTGTGAGACAACCGTAACTCGCCCGATCCTTCAGCTTAGAAGTAAGCCGAATCGTGCACCCACCCTTTCATCTCAGACGGGTTGCTAATCCGTTTGGGTGCAGGGAGGGCTAAGCCTGATCGAATGGAAACGCGAGACGTCCCCAAGGCCCAGTACTTCTCATTGAATGTAACTTCGCGCTGAAGCGCCAAGACTTTCAATTGATATTTACCAAGGGCCTCGATGGCAGCACGTGTGTTCACAGAGGGGTCCAAATCGAATTCCAACTGAGGTAACGCCTGAGGCGAAAACTCAAAAGGAACCGGTATTGGATCCCGCCCTATAATACGCGTGTTCCCCCATTCCTTCGAAATGAGGGACTCTAGTCTCAGCGCCGAGTAATCTCGGGAAACTTCGACCAGAGCCACGCACAAGGCGTAGAACTGAGCCCAAGGGCCAGGTGAGATCATCAACAACGGGATAGAGAAAATCCCGGCGAGTGTCCCTTTAAACAACGGATAGCGAAACCAACTGAGTTGGAACGCCTTCCATTGCATAAGGGCGCGGCCGCGGAAGGACACACAGGCTTGGAGTGACGCTTCGGTCATCCAGCCAACATCTACCGTAGCAACGGTAGATGGTGCTACTTCCGGTCCATGGAGTAAACGAAACCATTCATCTGCCCAAAAGGCGGACGGAAGACGACATACTCCAGACACCCGGCTGCGCATATAGGCGCTCGCAAGGAGAAGCGAGGGGGGGAACCTTTTAAGGTCAACCCCCACTCGTTTCACCATTTCTAAACCCTGGCTGGGAAATACAATCAGACCAAGATCCATCAAGTGTGAAAACAGATTGATAGCATGTCCAGGCGTCCGAGTGAAGCGTAAAAGCTCACGAGTGGACACCCCGGAGATGTCGCCAAAATGTGGAGACACCACCCGCTTAGCGAATTCAAGGAGACCTTTATCAGAGATAATGGACTTTCCCGTATTAATGGGAACTCCGAGAAAGCGCATAATGGACAAGTACTGGTCCGCAACCTCCTTAGTAAGAATGACAATGTCATCTCCTAAGAGGGCATATAGCGGAAACCAACCCTTCCACCCCGAGCGGAAGGCAGCCAGTTGCACGATTACGTGGTGAGTGACTGCCAACATGGCCCAGGAAGAGAGGGCTCCCATTGGTTGCCCCACCGCATACTTAATGCGGCCGCAATCGGGGTTGGTATAGGATCTGAAGGTCATTATAAGCCTCCACATCCACGCCAATAACCGAGAGCCTGAGAGCAGATGTAAAATCTGCTCCTGGAGCGCCACTGGAAGTCTGTCTGTCGCATTCGATAAATCGAAGCTGAATGACGGATACCCAAGACGGGAAAAGTCCAGAAGGGCCTTAACAGGCGCCATCTGGTCAAAAGTCCCATCTTGGGGGATGAGTCGGAGAACGTCAAATAAGTAGAGATGGAGAGACTTAAGGGCCCATTGGGACCAATAGTCAACCACCCCAACAATTCGACGCTTTCCGCCCCCATCCTTCGCTAGGACGCTTAGGCGCCCCAGCGGAAACCGAGTATTCCGAAACCGAAGGAATAGAGCGAAGGGTAGGACTAAGTGGGACAATACTACTAGCCACAAGGCTAGCAGGCGTTGGCCACTTACCCAGGTATACCCGCAATACACCATCAATATGATGGGGTTGAGGGCGTACCCGAATACATCTTTCGCACTTCCCCAGAGGGACCAGGGGTGATTAGGCCCACTTGAGATACTGACCCATGGCGTCGAATATCCTAAACGGAAATTCGGCAATGTGAACAGTCTCAAAACGGCAGCGATCTCTCCTGAAGGAAGAATCGGCATAACTCCCGAAAACGGATTCGTAATCGAAGAAAAGTCAGCCTTTGCCCCCTTCCAGTCCATGACCTTATACAGGTTGAACACAGTGTGCAATCCCCGAATCAAAATCAGCGAAGCGGCCGTGTCAATAGACACCGGCCGAATCCCCGCTGGAATGATCCGAGGTAGTCCCGCAGGTGTCAACCGAATCTTAACTCCCGGGTTAGGAGAATAAGGTGAGGTATTCACCCAGCATAGTAAGGCCAGGCGGCACTCCTTGAGATAGGCAACGGTGAACTTAGGTCCACCTAGCCTATACAAGCGAGTAATCCGCGCGGCCAATACTATCCACGCTCCCGGGCTTAGCCCAAGGATACGGACTAGGCGCGAGATAACACGAGAAATCTCGCCCGAGGTCATCCATCGTATTCCTCCAATTCGGGGCTTAAAATGTCTAATAGACTTAAAAGCCGTGTTAAACTTCAACTTGGCAACCGGAATGTTGTCCCACCCAAAATCAATAATGATCTGGATGGCATCACCGACTGCTTGGGTAAAGAAATAACACCCCCAGAATGCAAGAGCAACTGAGACTGAGAGGATGGAAAGAATGATGGATAACGGTATCAGGAGATATTTAATCGTGATCAACAGCGCGCCTTTCAACCATAAGAGCCACTGCATGACATTAGAGTTCATAGCTTTAGTGATTATGTAGTGCTTAAGGTTAGTTCGGCTGGTCGGCTCTCACCCCCAGGCGGGGTGCTAGCCCTCCGGTGGCGGGGATGGCTCTTAAGCTATGCCCATGAACGGACCAGTGGAACCAGAGCGGGAATCTTCACCCGTTAGTGCGCCAAGATGGCCCTAACCTCCCTTTAGCAAAGGGATCAGGCGACCTCTGAGGCAGTCCGCTCGCCGTTCGTAAACGGATGAGAGCAAGAACCTTGGCTTGGGGGCATGCACATGCCTTGGGTTGAGCGTAGGGGCCCAGTCAGCAGGAGTCTTTAGGAC